CCCCTGTCTCGCCCGATGGCTTGCCGCTCTTGGTGCGCCAGTTCTGCTTGGTCCACTTGCTGAGGCTTGTCTTTGTCTTTGCACCGGAGTATCCTCCACCTGCTTTCTTGTAGATGGAAACAGCAAGCTGCATAGCTCTGGCTGAGTGCTTTCCGCCCATCTTAGCCTTAGCCTGAGCCTTTGACTTCTCCCAAAGCTCTGGGTTTGTTTTTTTAGCAACCTTCATTATAGTCCCCTTGTGTATTTCTGAGACTTTGGCGGCATCTTTTTGTCTGCCCCAGCACCACCCCAGAAGGCTTTATTGGCCCAATAGGCAGCACTCATCTTCCCTTTGGCAATGTTCTTAGCGTGGCGAGCTTTAAAGCTCTTACGGGCCTCGGGGCTGTAGTTGTGGCCCATCTTCTGGTCTCCGAATCGGATAAGGCGAACCTTGTCGCCAACCTTTGCCAATACAATACCCTTCTTGGTAGGATGAGACGGAGTCTTCTTGGCCTTGTTTACGCCAGAGAGACCGTACTTCTTAAGGAGGTTCTTTACTCTTTCTTCCATCACTGCTCAAATAATACGAAGAATACAAATCTTCCCCATAGATACGTAGCTATTCCACCAATCCATTGGTCGTTTGCCTTACGGACCGCAGCCTTAGGCTCTAGGAGGGCTTTGCGTAAGGTTTCTGTGGTTTTGATGTTCTCAGTAGCAAGAGAGTCGGCAACAGACTTCATACCACGATAGTCTACGCTTACAGAGTCAATCTCTTTCTTCAGCTTGACAAACTTGCTGTTCATAGACGCTGCCTGAGACAGCTTAAGAACGACTACCGTATCACTCCCCTCCACCCGTTGAATCGGGTAGGATTGCGAGTACGTTAAATGGCACAGCAGTAGGCTGCACGCTAATAGCAACGATTTCATCTTGCATTGTTTTAACTTGTTCAACGAGGGCGACCTTCTCCTCCTCTAAAGTTGTGATGGTGGCCTTCATTTCTTTTACTTCCGCAACAATTAGATTGTCTGCGCTCTTTGATACGGATGCCGCTTTACGCATAGTTTGGTTGGACTTCTCAATCATCAAGTCCATCTCATCTACCACTTTTACTTTTGGCTTTTGTGCGCTAAGGATTCCACCAATGATTAGAAGGATTAACAGAATTACTGCAGCTTGTGTGGCTTTCATCGTGTTTGGATTAGCATTTCGTTTTTAGCACTTGTGTAGGCTAACGCTGAGTCTAGCCGTCTGACGTGTTCGGTGTACTTTTCTACCTTCACCTCAAGTTCACCCACTCTTGTTTGACAACGCTCATCGGTTGTTGAGCTGCTCATTTTCTGGTCAATGTATAAATAGCCTACGGCTGCAAGGGCGATGAACGCTATCGCTGCGGTGGGGTTCTTTTGGAACTGCTCAAAGTTTACGGGCATCTTCATTTCTTGGCGAACTTTTCTAGTCCTGCGATTCCAAATGATCCTAGGGTAATGATTACAAAAGAATTATAAGTGAACTCGTTAATAACTAGGTCTTTACCCATAATGCCAGAGACAACGTCCGCAACCATTACTATAACCATTACAGCAAATGACATAAAACCAATAATGGTTTTTTCATTCCAGTTGTTGTCATCTTTAAAGATGGAGGCAAAGCCCATAAGTTTTTCTTTTATGTAAGTAAAAAATTTCATCTGTTTAAATGAATGGGTTTGAAGTAGTGCAAAGTTATGCCAAAAAGAAAAGCCCCTTGCGGGGCTTTGCCTTAACCAGCTTATGATAGGTCCCATCCATTCAGGGACCCATATGCTCGTTAGTATCTACTCTACAATCTCAGCCTCTGGCACGCCGTTAGGGGTGAACTCGCCAGTGTTGAGGTCGATGGTTCCGTCTCCGTAATCCTTGTAGATTTTTTCCCTCACGTCCTTCATAGACACCTCAGCCTCCTCAAAGGAGGCGATTAGCTTAGCCTTGCGTGATTCGATAAGTGTAATGGTGCCAAGCTCAGACTTGATTGCCTCCATTGATGATTGGAGCTGCTTGACAGTGTCGATAAGCTCTTTTGCTACGTGTGTTGTTGTTGACATATATTTAATTATTTATGCAAATATACTACTAAACTACTGGAGTCACAGGGGTAGGTGGAATGGGCTGACCAATCACCAACGTTATAGACGTTGGATTGATTTGACTCGCGATTTGGTTAGCCACAGAGGTCTCTAGGTTGGTTACCTGCTCTGGTCCCATTGCCGCGGTACACCATCCTGTGGCAATCTCGTTGGTTAGGTCTTCGAAGGGGACGAACGTATCGGGGTCGATGTCTTCGGCCTTTACGGTTTGTGTTCCGATAACTGTTGCTGTGTAGGTCTTGGTATCAACAGCTTCTGTTCCTGTTAGGCGCCAGTGGATGTTGTATACTACGTCATCCAGCTCTACGCCCTGCTCGTCTTTGGTTGGATAGCAGTCGACTGTTCGGCAGTCCCAGGTGTAAATGATATCGCTCATTGTTATGTACTAGTTAGTTAGGCAAATATACAAAGTATTTGATTAGACGGCTGGATCATTAACTCTAATTGGGTTATTCCGCTCATCAAGATTCATCGTATATGTTCCGCCTGTATCAATTCCAATGTTTGGAGTATCGTTCTCGAAGTTATAAAACAAAAGGGCTGACGATATACCCGTATATGATGCAATAGGGGCAACAGCGCCACCATTGTATATGCTTGTTACATCCGTTTGATTAATAGTATCTTGTAAGAATATAGCAAAGCCATCAAGTTGACATTCTGCGGATATAGTATCAGTTCCACCGACATACAACCTGTTATTGGTCCAGTTTGGCGCTGAGAATGTGGATCCATCTGTAAAAGATGATCCATCTGAGGGTACGCTTTGCCAAGGAACAGTAAGCAATGAATCATTCCAGTACCACTCAGCATATGTAGATGTTCCAAATGCGGCGTAGTCTATGACAATAGTTATCAATGAGTATCCGTTGGCATCAACATATCCAGTATTGCCTATATCCCAGTAAGCATTCGGACTGATTCCTGAAATTGAAGAATTGTTTGCGTCTGCTAAGTTTGCTTTACTAGTTACAGAATTGCCTGATGAGTCCGTAAAAAAGAAAAGTACATTAGCATCATAAGTTCCAGGCGATAAAGTATTTTCATCAAGATCCCACTCCATTCGAAGGGATTGAGTACTAGATCCAGGTGTAATCGGAGAAAGCTCCATAAGTCCAGCGCGATTTACTCCTCCAGTATTTACCATTTTCATCCAAAAACTTATGGTCATTTTAGATGCTGGGCTTGGCCTTGATGATGAAACTTGGGTCCAGTAGTTTTTAGTGAGTGAGTAAAGCATATCCTCGGTTCCTGTGTTTATATCATCAAAGAATGCAAAATTAGAATTCAAACAGGGCGCTAGATGATTATACCCATACCACTCCGAATAGGCGTGGGGAGCAGTTCCATTAGGAAAGTAAGGGCTACAGGTGTTGATGGCACCGTACACACCCGTTGCTGCGTCCTTGATGGACATTACAGCTGTTGCAGAGCGTCCAAGCTCTACGTTGATGTCGCTGGCCTCTAGAGGGCCCGAAAGGGGTAAGGTCATTTTAATTTAGATTCTAGTTCTTCAACACGAGTAGCGAGTTCTTTGTTTGCTTCAATCAGTAGTGCAATCATCTTCTCGTAGCGTACCGATAGGTATCCTGTGTCGTTGGTGCGGACAGCTTCCGGGAGGACAGCCTGCACGTCTTGGGCGATGATACCTACGTCGTGTCCTTCGTATCCGTGGACAGACTTGGTCTCTTCCTTCCAGTCGAACATTACTCCTGTTAGGGACTTCACCTTTTCAAGTGCGTTAGTGATGGGGGTGATGTTTTCCTTAAGCCTTCTGTCGGAGGTCTGGAATGCTACGATGTCGTTGGATGCGTCGATACGTCCGTCGGTGGCGTTGGGGGCAACCCCCACGCCTAATGAGCCCGAGGTGATACGAGCGTCTCCAACAACGTCTAGCTTGTAGGATGGGTTTGTAGTGTTAATTCCGACGTTGCCATTTAATAATATCGTTACTACCTCATTAGATGTGTTATTCCAAATTCTATAGGTAGTTCCAGATAGATAGTTTAACCAATGGTTAGTACCATTTGATAAACCTAAAGCAGCGTTTGTAGCATCTACAATTGATAAACCTTTAGTGCCTGATAATTGACCTGATGGGTTAGTAGTCCCAATGCCGACGTTGCCACCGGTAAAGTACGAGTTACCAGACCTTGTTGACCTAACTAAGTTTGTCCAAATTGCACTAGAATCCCATAATTGTTCATCAGCTACTACATTCCAACTAGGAGTTCCATCATTAGAGGCATACCATCTAGCACCTCCACCGGGGTCTAACACGAATAGTAAATTATCATTACTATTACTGTGATGTATCCAAGTGCTTCCGTCGTAATATACACCGGCAGAAAGAAATACTTCACCTTCCCAAGGTAAAATACCGAAGGCGGGTTTGCTAGATGTTTTTCTTGCAACGAAAGCGCTATTACCAGTGTTTCCTGTATCTACAGTAATTCCGGGAATAGTTGCAAACGAAGTGCCAACTGTAAGACTTGACCCTGGCGCCGTCGTCCCAATGCCGACATTGCCGGCTTTTAATACTAATACATTTGTGTATTGGTCGCCATCAACACCTCTTTTTAAGTTAAAAATAAAACTACCAT